AAAACTACACCGCCTACAGTATGAGGAATAAACTATGACACTTAAATGGTCACCAGGATTTACAATGTGGGATCCCAGCGAGTTGGGTGCTGATCTTGCTCTATGGCTTGATGCTTCTGACGCCTCGACAATTACTTTGAATGGTAGTAATGTGAGTCAGTGGGACGACAAGAGTGGCAACGGCAACCATGTAAGCAACGCTACGGCGGCGACTCAGCCCCCATACCTAGCCACGGGTTGGAACGGCAAGCCTACACTTAGCTTTACGCAGTCTGGACTAGAGTTCTTGTTCAAGGATGGCGTGTCGAACTTTAATTCGGATGAAGACTTCACCATTGCCAGTGCGTTTGAGTTCCTTCAAGCCTACAACAACTGGGACATGATTGCGGGCTGGCGGTCTGTTCCGAACTCCAACAGCGGAACATCTGGCGCACCCGTTTTGCAGGGAATGGGAAACTCTGATCAGATCGGTTACCACTTTACCGATGCCGCTGACACTCGCATCAAAGTCGATGTAACGGTTCGTCTCGGTAAAAAGGTCGCTACTATCAGTCGTTCGGGCGGTACAAACGGAAACAATGGTGCGGCAACAGCGACCAGCACGGGATTCAGTCAGGCCACTTACGACACCGACACCACGCAGACGTTTCCCAGCTCTGCGGCCACAGGCTTTCAGGTGGGCGGCAGACAGCAATCCGCCACCCAATACGGCAACAAATACATTTCCGAGGTGGTGGGCTGCAACACCAAACTATCCACCGCAGATCGCCAAAAACTCGAAGGCTATCTCGCATGGAAATGGGGATTGACCGCCAACCTTCCAAGCGATCACCCATATAAATTCGCACCACCGCAATAAGGAATCATCATGGCATATACACCAGGTAAAATGACATTGCGTAAAGAGTTTGTGTGGAACGATTCGTTCTGGACACCTGATGGATTGGGTACAGATTTAGCATTGTGGTTGGATGCTGCTGATGCTTCTACGGTTACACTGAATGGCAGCACAGTGAGTCAGTGGGATGACAAGAGCGGAAACGGACGAAATGCATCGCAAGCAACGGCTTCGTTACAGCCCACCTATACGACCAACGGGCTGAACGGCAAGCCTGTTCTTAGCTTTGATGGGTCCGACGACGAGCTTACTATTACTTCGTCGTTTGCCCTTGGCGAAACAGCAGCGATGGTAGCTCAAAGAAGCACCATTGACCAGCCTGTTATAGAGGCCCCTATCGCGGCTAATAGAGGTTTCTGGGGTAGCGCATATCCGGGCTATACAACTCATAGCAACTATGCTGTAGACGGTGGTCCTCTTTTGTCGGCATCCCCTGATTCAGCGGTAACGACCCCCTCTCTTGTTTCACAGACAGAGCTTCTACAATCCTCAACCTTTTTTGCATATAGAATTGGGGGAGCATCGCCAGGCTACCAATTCTTAAATGGTTTTATTGCTGAAGTCGTTGTAACCGATACTTTGCTGTCCACCGACGACCGCCAAAAACTCGAAGGATACTTAGCATGGAAATGGGGTCTTGTTGCGAATTTGCCGTCTGGTCATCCTTACAAAATAAAACCACCTGTGAAATAATGGAGAACTACGAATGAGTTGGAAAGTATCAGGACAATTTAGAGGAAGTGATCCAGACGCAATTGCATATATTGCGGCAGTTGAAGAACAGGATAACCAAGCACTTGAATATGGTGTAAATGTTGCAATCAATAATTTTGTTGTAGGTTGCAAGGATGATGGAATTTGGGATGCGATCAAGTCATCATGTATCTTAGCAGGTGCGAGAACACTGGCTGGTGCATTAGTGCCGTTGGTGGGCACGGCTCCAACAAACTTCAACTTTGTTTCTGGCGACTACGACCGCAAGACGGGGTTGGTGGGCGATGGAAGCACGAAGTATTTGAATAGCAATAGGGCTGGCAATGCAGAAGCATTAAACAACCAGCACTTGTCCGTTTATGTTGACACCGCAGCTACTGCTACAGATGCCTACATCGGACTCGGCGGCGACACCGGGATTTACAGGAATACTGGTCTAAACGCTATAGACGTTCGCAGTCGCAACTCTGCTGGCGGGGCTGCAGGTTCTATAAACTCCATAGGATTTATGGGTATCTCTCGCAACAATGCCAGTAACTTTGACGCAAGAGTCGATGGAAATACTGTAATTATTAATTCCGCGTCTAGTATTCTTAATCCTCAAAACACCACCGTATTTGCAAGGGAATCAGGCACAAGTCTGTTTGCCGACGCCCGCCTCGCCTTCTACAGCATTGGCGAAGCACTCGACCTCGCCGCACTGGACACAAGAGTATCTAATCTAATGACAGCAATAGGAGCAACAATACCATGAACGTACTCATTTTTAATGATGCTGATGCACAGAAACTAATAGAATATCAATCAGGACAACATCGCCTCGGTCCAGTAAAACTTACAGACGGGCGCTGGTTCTTGATGGAAGACATCCTGTCCGAAATTCCAGAGGGTTTATTTCGGGATAAGCTAAATGTCGATTATACTACTGATTCTTTTGATAACATAAAAGATTTGTTAGTAAAACCTGATCTAGAAGAATTCTAAGGGGAAAATTCAATGAAATATAGAGTATTTGCAACAGAACAAGAAGCAATTGAAGCCGAAGCACTAGTTGCACAACAAATTGGTTGTGTCAAAGTCGGTGTAAATGCCAAGACTGGTCTTCCTGAACCCGATAAACAAGTCACGGAACGTTGGGCAGTTCCTCAACAGATTCAAGATGGTCGATGGGTATTTCCTAGCCCGGATGATGAAGGTGTAGAGCCTGGTGATGATTGGTTTTCAGTGAATGATGAATATGTATAAATAAAAAATAAAAAGAAAGAAAACTACCATGAAACTCATTACAGAAGTCGTTGAAGATATTCAATATCTTACAGAACAAAACGATGAAGGTGAAAAAAGCTATTATATCGAAGCTTATCTTTTTTCAGTCTGAAGTAATCAATAGAAATAATAATAAGTTTTATAAAAGTAAATCGTTATAATAAATAATATGTCATGAAAAATTTAAACATTATCAAGTATTACTGGCTTCATTATTATTAAACTACATAAAATATCAGGAGAATAACATGTTATTAATCAGAGAAACTGGAGAAGAAGCATTTGCTCGCGATATTGAATATATCGCAGAAGCATCTACTTCTGGTAAAAAGACACATTATATCAAAGGAATCTTCCTCCAGTCTGAAGTAACTAACAGAAATGGTCGTAGATATCCAAGACAAATTATGGAACGTGAAGTACAACGATATATTAAAGATCATGTAAACGAAAATAGAGCCTATGGCGAACTTGGACATCCACAAGGTCCTATTATTAACGGTCCTTTAATTTCTCATAGAATCGTTGAGTTAAAACAAGACGGCAATAATTTCATCGGAAAAGCCAGAATTTTAGATACACCCAATGGTCGTATTGTTAAGGAACTTTTAGATGATGGTGGTAAATTAGGCGTTTCTTCTCGCGGCATGGGATCTTTAAAACCTGTCGGCGGTGTCAATGAAGTTCAAGATGATTTCTACCTTGCTACAGCTGGTGATATTGTTTTTGATCCTTCCGCGCCTGATGCATTTGTTCAAGGAATTATGGAAGGTGTAGAATGGATATTTACGGCCGGCACATGGGTTCCTAAATTTGTTGAAGAATCACAAAAATTAGTTCATTCAACAAATAGAAATGATTTAGAAAGAGTAAAACTCGAAATCTTCGAGAATTATATTAATAGTATTTCTAAAAATCTATAAATGATAAATAGTTATAAGTTTTTAATAAAGGAGACTTGAAATATGCCTAAAGATCAAGAAAATATCATTGAAGACGAAGATTTCGATGATTTGGAAGATATTGATCTAGATGATATTGATCTAGACGAACTTGAAGAAGAATTCGAAGAAGATGAAGATGATTCCTTAGAAGAAGAAAAAAGAGCTTCTATGGGTGTTAATGCATCTATTCCTGAACCACATTCAACTGGTTCATCAAAAAGACCACAAGACAAAGATCAAGGTGATAAATCTGCTCCAATGCAAGGTTCATCAAAGAAAACCAAATCAAATATGATTGGTGATATGATGACCAAAATGCATGGTATGGGTAAAGCCGATCTTACAGCTGCATACAAATCTATTATGAGTTCTGCTAAAGGTGAAGGTGTTATTATGCAAGGTTCATCAAAGATTAAAGAATCATTAGCTGTAACTGCAGATGATCTAGACCTATCCGAAGATGTATCTGCACTATTTAATGGCGCACCAGACTTATCTGAAGAATTTAAAACCAAAGCTATTACAATCTTTGAAACTGCAGTTCTAACTAAGATCAATGAACAGCTTGATACAATTGCCGAAGAAATGGCAACATTAGCTGAAGAACAGCAAGCAGAAATTGAAGACGAATTAGTTGAAAAACTAGATTCATATCTAGATTACGTTGTAGAACAATGGATGGAAGAAAACTATCTTGCAGTTGAAAGCGGTATTCGCGCAGAAATTGCAGAAGATTTCATGAAAGGTCTACAAAAACTATTCGTTGAAAATTATATTCATGTTCCAGAAGAAAAAGTAGATGTTCTAGAAGAACTTTCAACTAAAGTTGAAGAATTAGAAGATCGTTTGAATAGTCAAATTCAAGAAAATATGAGTTTGTCAGAACAGATTGAGATATTGAATGCTGAACTTATTATCAATGAACTGTCAGAAGATTTGACTTTAGTTGATAGTGAAAAGTTCCGTAAATTAGCTTCAAATGTTGATTATGTTTCTGAAGAAGATTTCCGTGAAAAACTAGAAATCATCAAAGAAAGCTATTTTGACGACGAAGAAGATAATGGAAATTCTGAATTAGATATTAATGAAGAATTAAGTGAAGAGGTCCAAGTACCTGCTAATATGGCAAAATATCTAAGTGCCATTTCACGAACAAGTGCTAAAAAATAATTTTTTATAAATAGTAAAGAATACTTGCTAAAAAGGAGTAAGAAATAAAATGTTAAATGAGCAACTAATTAAGAAGTGGCAGCCAGTATTGGATCATGGTGATCTAGCAGAGATTAAGGATCCTCACCGTCGTGCCGTCACAGCTGTAATGCTTGAAAACCAAGAACGTGCTTCCCGTGAAGCTTCATTTGGTTCAGGCGGATACACTATGCCAACCCTATTGGGAGAAGCAGCACCAACTAACGCAATGGGTGCATCAAGTTCAACTGCTGGTGATGGATCAATCGATATCTTCGATCCAGTCCTAATCTCACTAGTCCGTCGTTCTATGCCAAACTTGATTGCATACGATCTATGTGGTGTTCAGCCAATGACTGGACCAACTGGTCTTATCTTCGCTATGCGTTCACGCTACACCAACCAAACTGGTAAAGAAGCATTAT